GGCGGTGGAAAGGTTTGGAAAGTTATGGGCCTTCTCGCAATTGATAAGACGAAAAATCCTGATATTGCGCAAAAGGTTCTTGATGGAAAAATAAATACGTATTCAATGGGTGCGCTCGTGGATTATTTCACGTGCGGATACTGTGGTACGGAATGCAGTGATCGATATACCTGCGCGCATATTAGAAGCACGAAGGTTGTGAACTGGAATAAGTATCGCGATTTCGACGGATCAACCCATCTTTCGTTCCTGAATGCGCATGGTATTCAGCCGATTGAATGTTCTGTTGTTGCTGATCCCGCATGGGCACCAGCGCTTTCGGATCAGGTATTTGATCCATTTTCCCCTAGCGGACGCAATGGGCCGCTAAGTAAGTAGTATTTTTATCTCTAAAGTCCATTGTTCCTAGCGAGGTATTTAAAATGGCTATCATCCGTAAGCAAGTGACCGCTGCACGCGAAAGCACAAGCCTTCACTTTCCGAACGAGACTACTAAGGCTCCGGAAGATTCGAAGTTCGAAGTAGAAAACAACTATACGCCGGATACCCTGATCGACCCAGAAGATCACGAAGGTGGCGACCTGCACTTCCAGAATGAGAAGGAATTCAACGAAGAGTCGCGCAAGATTCATGCTGCGCCTCAAGTTGATGAGCACAAGCCTTCTGGAAAGGTTATCCAGAATGAAAAAGAACACAAGGGTCCAGTTCCACTCGCCCCTGTGAAGGGTCCGCATCACCCGGCTAAGACTTCTGCCGGTCTTGATGAAGACGATCCTAAGGGCGAAAAGGACCCAACGATGCCGAAGCATCCGAATCCTAACCAGACCTTCCCGGCTGGCGGACCAAATTCGGGTACTGACAAGCTGACGGCAGCGCAACGTCTCGCGGCTGAAGCAGAAGATGATTGTGAAGGTGGTCAACAAGCTACCCAATATCATGACAACTTCACTAACCCGACTGCCGATTACCTCGAAGTCAAAGAAGAAGGTCTTCAGGCTGGCCGTGGTGATACCGGATCAGTTCCGAAGGGTGACACGGTTGAAGCTAACCACGAGGACGCTGTAGAAATGCCTGCTCCTGCGGGTGAAGCGCCCCAACAAGAAATGGCACTTCCGGCTGCAAATGCCCCGGCTGCTGCTGTTGCTCCTATGGCACCGGCACCTGTTGCTCCATTGGAATTGAACCCGATGGGTGCTCCTGCACAACCGCTTGCCCCTCCGCTTGGTGCGCCAGCCGCTCCGGTTGTTGACGAGTTTGCTGCGCCTGCTCCGACTGCTGATATCGGGGCATTCGATGACAGTCCTGCTCCAACGGTTGATCCGATGGCAGAAGTTATCGAAGAGCCTACTGGTCCGGCAGAAGACCAAATGACAGTTCTTGACGTTGATGGCGCAGATGACAACCCGGAAGACGTGGTATTTGCGAATATCGGATCGTCAGTAAAGGTTATTAAGGCAAACCGCATCATCGCTTCTATGAACAAGGTGGTTGCTGCGCGCAACGGCCACGAAGACATGTACATGAGCGATCAATTCGCAACTGTTACTGAAATCGAAATGGCAAAGCATGGGGTACGTGCTGGTTTGCAGAAGATGGGCTTCGTGCTCGCTACTGTCAACGTTGGCCGCGCCGAAGTGCTGAACAAGCGTGTGGAAGCGAAGGCTCAGAAGTTGACGGCGGGCATCCGTGCTGAAGCAGAAGCGCAATTCGACGTGCTCGAACAAGCGCTGGCAATTGCAGCAGTGGGTATCAACAAGGGATTCTTCAAGAATCATTCGAACGAACTGCGCGCTGCTCTGGAAACAGAGTTGACGGCTGCGGGCGTTCGTGGTCATCAGAAGATGCTTGCTTCAGTGTTCGCAACGAAGGGTATCGACTTTGCGAAGGCGATCCTTACCGTGGCAAAGCAAGTTGCCCTCATGCCAGCAGACACCCGCGCGAATTTCGTGCAGGCGTTGGACATGATCGGTGACGAGGGAATGTTCGGAGACGCAGCATCGCCGGATTTCCAAAGCCAAATCACGGCAGGAAACGCTGAAGACGACGAATTCGCGCAAGACGTATTTGACGACGGCGCAAGCCCAAGCTCAGTACAAGCTGCACTGCTTCGCCCTGCTACGAACCTCCGTAGCCGTAGCGAAGTTAGCGCGAAAGCTACTGGTTATTCAGTTAGCGCCGCTGCGATTCTTTCGGGCAAGGCTCCACTGCCTTTCGCTTAAGTAACTCGCAATTTGAGTTTCGAGGGCGGGGAATTAATTATTTCCCGCCCAAGCAACACCCAATTTAAGTTTTAAGTGCATCGGGAACTAAATAAATACTCCCCGGATGCAAATCCATCACTGGAGATAAGAACATGAGCATGTATCTTCCATTCGGAAAGTTCGAGCAAAGCACTGAAATGCTGCAAGCTCCGGGCGCTCACTTCAGCGCTGAAGGTCAAGCTGTAGTGCGTCAGGCTGGTGCTACGAGCGCTGGTGTAGTTCCTTCGACCGGCCAAGCTTCAGATATTTTCTGCGGTTTCGCAATTGCGGGTACTTCGGCACTTCCTTTCCCTGAACCTACCTATACGAAGGTTGAAAACTTCCTCGTTCCGGCTACTGGTTCGATCACGCTGTCAATGACTCCTTCGTCAAACGCAGATGTGGGTGTTTATGACCTGACGACTGGATCGGCAGTGGCAAGCCCAACTGTGAATGGCGCGAAGGTTAGCGGCCTTACGGCTGGCGATCAAGTGCAAGTTACGTACAAGTACGACCTGACTGCGGTTACGCGTCGCGCACTGTTCGGTGACGTGCAACCGGGTGGCTACGCTGGTGACACGGTTGGTCAAATCGGTGTTGTGACGCGCGGTACGGTTTACACCGACCAATTCGATCACTCGCTCGACTGGACGCAAGCGGGATCGGCTGACAAGAAGCACACTCTCGCAGTGGCTGCTAATGGTCAAGTCACGATGGTTGACAATTCAACGACTGTCCAACCGAACGCAGTTATCAATGGTTACGTTGTGGCGCTCCCGACGCAAGACGTGCCGTTCCTCGGTATCACTTTCGTGGCTCCGTAATCGTAGCCAGATAAAAAGACTCAAACGGGGCGGTTATTCAATTCAGGTAACCGTCCAGCTACATTCTCTTCGGAGTACAGAACATGACTAAGCAAGTCCAAGTGCGTGCAGCACGCACCCCAATGGTCGCTGCCAGCGAATATCGTTTTGAAGGTTCGAGCGAGCGCGCTATCGGTGCCAATGGTGAAATTAACGCGTCAGATAAGCGCGACCTTATCAATCGCCAGATGGCGTTCGTCCAAGCTGCTTCAGCCGGTCAAGTTGTGGGTAACCACGTTGCGGCTGCTGCGGAAGAACAAGCAAAGGTTGCTAAGGAACTCGTGGCTGCTGCGTTCAACGATGCAGAAGCACACCGCGTTCTTGGTGAACGCATGGCTGACAGCCTCTATCTTACTGCAAACCGTCAGGGTTTCATGCGTAAGTACCTGACGAAGGTTGTGGTTGAGCAAGGCTCGATCCCTCGCTTCCCGCTCCGTAACAAGAACGTTACGGCAGTGTACAGCACAAGCCCGACGAAGATTCAATCGCAAATCACGCGCGACCGTTGGTTGACGCCGCCTGAGCTTCAGGTTGTGACGCGTCCGTTCATTCCGATGAACGAAATCAACCAATCAGCAGGTGACGTTCTTCAAGAGAAGTATGTTGAAGCAACGGAAGCGATCATGGTTGGTGAAGACCGCCTGTGGTACAACCAAGTGAACCAAATCGTTGGTATCGACAACCCGCTGTCGATCATCAGCGGCCAGCTTACGCCGTATGCCTTCGCGCAAGTGATGACGAACGTGACGCGTTGGGGCCTCAAGGCACCGCACGTGCTCATCGCAACCGATATCTACCAAGATATCATCGGTAACTCGGACTTCTTCCAAGCTATCGACCCGGTTGCTCGTCACGAACTTCTGTTGACGGGTGAACTCGGTGTGCTGTACGGCTGCACGATCACGTCGGATGCGTACCGCCATCCGGAACACAAGGTTCTTAACCAAGGTGAGTTCTACGTCATTTCCGACGCACTCAACCACGGTGCTTACTCAGATCGCGGTGGCCTCCAGTCGCAACCGACCGATATCAGCATCGAACGTATTCCGGGCAAGGGCTGGGTTCTGTTCGAATCACTCGCAGTATCGGTGGCGAACAGCCGCTCGGTCGCGAAGGGTCTGCGCGTTTAAAGTTGGTAGGGGTCGTATTCGTACGGCCCCGCTTCATTAAGCGTAGCGATTAACCCTATTGGAGATTCAAACTATGAAGAACTACAACCGCGCATTGGATTACGTCGCGCTGGCTTTTGCAGAACACGAAGAAGGTCGAGTGCAAACTGCGGCAGAACTGTTCGCAAAGGCTGTTGCAAGCCCTGACAAGATGCAGGCAGTGAAGGTTATTGAAGCATCGAACGCACAGGCGCACAGCGCAAAGCAAGCGGCCAAGGCTCAAGCTATTGAAGCGGCTGCGAAAGCTGCTAAGGCTCAAGCTTCGGCTGCTCTTGCAGAACGTCGTAAGCAACTGGCATCGATCCTTGGTGATCGTCTCCCGACTGCTGAATTCGCTGCTACCGAACCGGAAGAAGCTGAAGACGAAGCAATCGAGAAAGAAGACAAAGAAGTAGAAGCAGCCGCTGCGTTCGCGCAGGCTCTTCAAGCTGCTGTCAAGAAGTAAATCCGGCGAGAGCCGCAGGCTCTGCCATTAAAGCCCTGATCGGTGAACCGGTGTACCGGAATCCGGTCAGGGCTTTTCTTATTTGGGCAACGAAATGGAAATTCAACCAATCGATAACTTCGTGCTCGCAGGGTTGCAGCAAAGAGTGCAGCAGACATTCGGTGCAGTTAAATGCGCAATTGTGAACTCGAACGATAAAGTTCGAATCTTGCAAAGAGTGTTTGGGGAAGGCAATCAGATCACATATCCATTTGCCTATCTAGTAATCAAAGATATGCGTTCAAACACGCAATCGTATAACGCAGGATATATGAGTCGCCGTGGTCTGGTAATCAATGTGAATGCAGAAGATACCTATCAGACTGTGCGAATCCTGCCTGTTGATTTCCATATCGACCTGACATATGTGACAAACAAATTCCATTCAGTGGAACAGGGGTCGGTTCTGTCATTTGCACGTCGTTTGCTGATGGCGCGCAGAAATGGGTATCTCAAGTTCTCGATTGATTACGGGACAAAGCAATTTGGTATTGGGGTAGACATTGAAGAAAATGTGTCAATTCCGAGTCGCGAGAATATCACGGAAAACGAAACGTCAATGGAAATCACTGTACCTATAGTGGTGCATGGATACATTAGCGAGCCGGTTCTGGGAGAAAAGGGAAAAATCGGCAAATTTAATGTTAATCCGTTTGATACCAAAGTCTACCCGAATCAGCAAATCGTGAGCACTCAAACGTTCGCTTTCCCTGATAAGAAAGCCAAATAATTTTTTAAGTGAGGATAAGAATGACGCAGCTTGTTATCAATCTTAGCCGTGTCACTCAGCAGGTAGGTATCATTGACGAGCAAGGGCGTAGAACCTCTTTTCGTCTAATGGCACGTGGCCGCGTCGAGACGAACTACGATATCGACCCGAACTGGATGGCGCACAATCCCGGCGCTATTCGTGTCATTACCATTGAACCGCCAGTTGAAACGGCACCGCAGGAAGATGCTCAACCGGTCATCACAAGCACTTCAAAGTCTGTGAAAAAGGCTGAAAAGGAAGTGACGAGCATTGAATCAGACAACACAGCAGAAGGAGCACAATAATGACTATTTCTGCTAACCAAGGCTCAAAGGTTATCGTACAGGAAATTAACCTGTCACAAGTAATCACGAGCGCATCGACCTCTGTAGTTGCACAAGTCATCGCGTCGAAGCAAGGACGTACTACGCCTGTACAGTTCACCAATGCTCAAGACTATCTGAATGAATACGGAAACCCGGATGCGTCTGTTTCTATGGACGTATATTGCGGTCTGGATTACTTCAAAGAAGGTCAAACGCTATGGGGGCTGCGCGTAGCCGGTGCAAACGCGATGTACGCCGCTGTTTTGCTTTCTGGTAACGTAGTTACCGGTCAAGTGGAATTGCATCCCGTGCTTTCGGGTGTTGCCGATCCGACTGACCCTGACTGGAATACTCTTGTTCCGGGGCTGACGACTAAGCCACTCGCGTTGTTCTATCCGAATCGTGGTCCGGGCGGATATGCCGATACGATTGAGATTGAAGTGGTTTCGGCCAACCTCGGCCAAGTAACGAATGTTCAGACGAGCACGGCGCTTCTACCAAACTCATCAACGGCTCCAGGACTTGTTCCGGGTACGTATCAGTATCAGGTTTCCAATGTTGGGTCAAATGGAGAAGCCTTGGCTTCCAGTATGGCAATCATTGCTATCGGTGGCAGCAATACGAAGAATACGGTAACAGTTTCGTGGCCGTGGAATAAAAATGCGGTGGCATATAATATCTACGGAAACACGACCGCTAATTTTGGCCGTATTATTTCAATGGGTCAAGTGCCTATTTCGCAAACCGTAACAATCAACGACGGTAACGGAAATCCGCTTAAGGATGCCAGTGGAAACGTGATTCAATTCGTTCAATGGACGGATGACGGATCGCTTACCCCGGATACGACAAAGCAACCAATTACGAGCGCAGCAAACCTGCCAACACCGATCCAAACGTTTGGTATCAACGTGTACGATACCAGCGTAAATTCGAGCTATCCACGTGAATCATTCAACGTGTCTTATTACGATAATACGGATAGCACGGGAATGGAAACGGAATTGGAGCAACGCATCAACCCGTTCTCATCGTATATTCAAGTAACATCGAATATCCCATTTGAAACGGCCCTGAATGGAAATATCGTTCCGCCAATGAACAGCGTTCAACCGACTGCTATGGCGGGGGGTAACTCGGGCGATGTGCCGACTTCGTTCCAAATTGCTAATGCATGGAACACATTCGCGGACAAGCAACTTTATGCTGTGAATATCCTGTTGAATTCAGGGCATGCCGATCCAACCGTTCAGTTGGCAATGGATACATTGGCTCAACAACGTGGTGATTGTGTGGCGCTGTTGGATGTGCCTTCGACGCAGCAAAAGTTCCAGCAAGCGATCAACTATCGTAAGCTGCAACTGAACCTGAATTCGACATATTCGGCGCTGTTCAACCCGGATGTGCTGGAAGCAGATACAATCAACGGCAAACAGCAGTACGTTCCATTCTCTGGATGGGCTGCTGCGCTGTGCGCACGTACGGATCGTGTGGCTAACCCGTCATTCTCGATTGCAGGTCTGAATCGTGGTCTGGTGAACGTATTGAAGTCGCGTTATACCTACGAT